ACAATCTCGTATTCTCCGTTATATGTGAAGGTTGCCATTTCTCTCCTTATGCTTGAATCATTTGGGTAACATCAAAGCGGATAATTGCCCAAGTCTCTGTGGAAGTTCCATCGTTAGACATAGGCTCGCCGTAGGTCGCGCTGATAACTGGCTCTGCGCCCTGCCAGACAAGGTTGCCTGAAGAGTCACCGAATTGGTGATCGGAACGCAGAACGGTCTTGAGGCTATCTATTACATAATCAAGGTTGTTCATGGCATCCTCGGAGTTGCGCTCTAAGGAATGGTGAAAGAGCTGGATAGCAACGGAGTAGTCAATACGCTTTACGCCGCTATGCGCACCACCGATAGCTAGGCGATTTTCGTTTTCGCTTTCGATATGGATAACGGCTGCGCAACGAGATAGCTGAGAAGGCAAGGCGTTCACCTGAAAGTCAATACGCTTAGGAAACGAAGTAAAGACTTGGTTGATGCCATCTACTTTAGGCGGCGCGATAAAGTTCGCAAGCGTTGAGCGAACATCTTTGCGACCTGCCATTAGCGAATCCTGCGGTATGGAGCGAGAAGGTCTTGCGCTTGCTTCAAATCGCCGCCCATATTTTGAGCGTTTGCACCTGCTTGTGAAGGGCGAGAGGCTACTGACATGACCATTGAGTTATCGCCACGAACTTTGAGCATCGCGGTTGTGACCAAGATAGCCGCTTCCTTGATTGCTGGTGGTAGGGCTGAGATAGAAATACCTGCCGCGTGTGAGTACGCCAAAGCTGAAACAAGCGGAACGGTTGTTGATCCGAATGTGTAGGTGCTGGCGACCATGACATTCTCGGAGTTAAAGCCGTCATAAATCTTGAGCATCTGTCCGGCAACGATTCCTGTGCCGTCAGTTACGGTCAGGCTAGATTGTCCTGCGGTAGCCGTTGCGATTGTCGTATTAGCGTAGCCGTTGATGTAGGTGTATTTGAGAAATACCTCTTGGCGTGGCGAGCTAGGGAAACCGAATTGAAGTGGGCCTTGGTTGGTGTAGGTTGTCGAAAGCATGGCATAAGGGAAGATGATTTGAGAATCCTCAATCCAAGCCAGCGAACAATCCTGAACGGTGACCATTTGATAGTTCACCGATCCGTACTGCATAGCAGTTAGCGCAATAATTGGGTTATAGCGTGGATGGAAACGGATTGTGCCATCGTCACGGATTCGGGAGCGTTGAGTTTCTGTCTCGGTTGTCGCTGCCAAAACTTGATTGCAATATGTATCAATCCATGAGCTTGCTCTAGCAATGACATTGTTGAGTTCCGCATCCTGAACATCTGGGTCTTGTGAGTTAAATACGAGGTTATCAAGGTCAATAGCAGTCGGCGCGTTCTTGTATTCCGTTAGGGTCAAGTACGGAGTGGAGAACTGGTGGGTCGTACTGGTGATTGCATTAGCCATTTATTTCTCCGCACTTTGAGCATTTTTTGAAGAATGAGCCGAACCCGCACTTTTGGCAGGTAAATCCAACTGTGGATGGGCGAGCTATCGAACCCATCGCGTTTGCCGTTCCTAAGCCTTCAGCCTTCATCTGAGCCGCGTGTTTGGGGTTATCTACATTTATTAACCCGGACTTGTCTGCTCTATAAACTTTTGTGCCACGCTCGGTTCTTACGGATACTTCACGCAAGCCTTGTGGTGGGATCATCTTTGTCATATCGCCTTCTTTCTGTGGAGAGAGGGTGACCGTAGCCACCCTCTCAACATTAGGAGTTCAGTTATGCAACTGCCTTGATTCCTGAAACAACGCCGTTCCACGCAGGAGCGTAGCAAACGAATGTTCCTCGGAAGTAGGTCGAGAAGTCATACGAGAACTGAGTTACAGGCCATTGAATCGGTGGCCATTGTTACTACTCTTTCGAGCGATGTGGTCATTTCTGCCACATTCTTACAATTTATCATCTTGTAAGGTCAGACTATATCTTCATCCTTATTGCTAAGGAGTTTCGCGTGTAGTCGTTACGGACTCTCTGCGTTAGCAGGTTGCCTCGGTATTACCCTATAACTTCTTGAAGGACTTCACCGATACAGCGAAATTTATATTGCGACTTACGCCGCAACCGGGCATTCAATTTTACCCATGTAGTCCTGAACATTGAATACTGACCAGACATCTGAAACCTCTGTGTCAGGGATAGGCAATGTGTAAGACAATACAGGCGCAACGCCTTGTGGCAACCATGGGTGAACCGTGAGGTTGACCATCTTGCCTGTGATTTCATTGTAAAGCGCACCAATTGTTGCGCCACCAATGTAGTCTCCAGCCTCAGTCTGTGTGAGATTCAAACGGTAGTTAGCGGTTGAGCCGTTTTTGATTGAATCTGACAACTGCTTGCGGTCTGAACCGTTGAGAAGAATCTCATCTGGATCAGCCTTAACATTGTTGTAGAGGTTGTAGAACACGGTCTGGAACTCATTGCCCGGATTAGAGGTTGAGAAAGTACCGTTGATGTTGTTGTTGTATCCGGTGTTAGGGCCGAGTACGGTAGCCAAGATGCCGTCATAACCTGTTGCGTAAGCAGAGGTGTCAGCAGCGTGAGCAGCAGCAGTATCACCTGATGTTGCAAGAGTTCCCTGCAAGGTGATTGTGCGAGTAGCAGACTTGCCGTTGTAGAACTTAGCTGAGTCAGCAGGTTCGGTTGCGTTTGCACCAGCATAGACCTTGTAACCAAGTGCGCCAGTTACAGCAGCAGAGATTACAACATCAATAACCTGAGTTGAGCCGTCTGGAGTTGCAGAAGCAACAGCAGAGACAACAGACTCACCGAAAGCACCAGCATCAGAAGTTGCCTTGACCCATACCTTTGTGCCAGCAGAGATTGGAGTCTCACCTGTTACGGCAGTACGAGCGGTTGCGGTGATTGTAGGAGCTGAAAGAGCACCTGAGTAACCTGTTGCAGTTCCGCGTGACATCAAGAGCATACGCTCTTCCATCAGCATTGTTGCGTACAAGGTAGAAGTTGATGACAACTGACGGAGGTCTTGGTATCCGAGACCTGAGAAGTTAGCATCGAATGAAACGCTATCAGATAGCGAGTATGAGTTGTATGGCAGAACGAGATCGTCAGCAGAGTACGAAATCTTTGGGCCACGCTCGTAATTGATTGAACCAAAAGCGTTGGTTGTAGATTCTGTAATGCCGGGCCAGATTGTTCCTTGTCCGCCTGTGCCAGTACCGGTGTAACCAGTAATGCGCTTGATGCGGTGTGAAGTACCGACACCCTTCTTGCGTGGGAGCTTGTTACGAAGTGGTGTTGGGCGTGGTGTCAAAAGCTTTGCAGGTGCTTCGAGGTCGAAGGCTGCGAAAGATGTTGACAATGGAGTTGTAAGGCTGATGTCCTTAACGATGTCAGCCTGTGCTTGGCGTTGTGCAGCCAAAGCGGAGTTCAATGCGCCAATAGCATCTGGTGACATTGACTTGTTAGCTACAAGAGCCTCAAGTTGTGCAGTTGCGTCTGGAGCTGGTGCTTGACCGGGAACTGATGAAGCGTTGGTCAACGCCTTACCAAGAACCTCTGTGTATTCATCCATGCGTGACGCTGCTGATTTAGCAGAGTCCACATCAGAAAACAGGTCATTTGCGCGTGGCATCTGGGCCATGTGTTTCCTTTCGGTTTATTCGCTCTTGTTGGCTTCTGCGATTAGATCGTTAGCAATTTCGCGGTAGCCTTTAGCGAGTACGGAATCTGTTGCTGAAGCGGCTTTTGCAGAATACTGCGCAGCCTTAACAAGCAGATCATTTGTTGGGGTTTTACCTGCCGCAATAGCAGCGCGCTTTGGAGCGCCACCCATTGCAAGAGATTTAGCCTGTGCTAGTTCGGTTTCAAGCGATGCTGCCTTGCTCTCGGCTGCCTCAATTGCAGACTTAGCAAGCTCAACTTCTGCTTTCACAGATTCCGTAGCCATAGACACGGCCTTTTCAATGATGGCGTTTACAACATCATCACTAAGCAGGGATTTTTCTTCGGCTAGAACCTCTACTGGCTCTGCTTCGGAAACTTCTTCGGTTGCAACTTCGGCAACCTCGTCAGCCTTTTCTTCGGCTGGTGCGTCTGCCTCAGCAGACTTTACTGAACCATCGGTGTTAAGAGTATCAACGGTGCTGACATTAGCAACCTGTGATCCGCCAGCAGCAGGAACGGTTACTGTTGTTAGACCATGAGATTCGGTTGGCTTGTGGCAACCGCACTCTAGGCACTTGTCAATGGTTTCTGACTTTTCAGCGTCCATGTGATGACTTTTGCACATCTTGTCATCGCATCCACCGTCAGTCTTGCAGGACTTACAGCCAGCACAATCGCATCCGGCGGTTGTGTCAGGCTCTTTTACCGTGTCAGCCGCAGCAGACAACTCGATTGATTCTGGCATTGTTTCTCCCTCTTGTTGTTCCCCTGCGTACCAAGCCATGAGGTGATTAGCAACCTCAACAAGCTGGCCGAGGGAATAGGTTTCGTCCTCGCCGTCACCCATTTCGCCAGCTTCAACTTGAATCAGTTGAGCGATAGCGCGGCGGGCAACTTCGAAGGCATCTTGGTCAAACTTCACACTATCGGCGGTAATGCCTTTAAGTGCTTTTCCTACATTCCATTCGTCAGGAAGAACATCAAGAGCGTTTAATGCGCGAGCGCGGCGGATGATGTGCTTCTTAACGGCTGATGGATTCTTAGCGCGACCAAACGCCTGAATAGCGTTCTTGAGGTTGCTGACATTGGCAATAGGATACGAACCGTCTGGCATCGCAGCTCCGCGATCCGCTAGGCGCTGACGCTCTTCGGCAGAAACTTCGCGCTTAACAATCTCGCTAGGAAGTGGTGCTTTGTATTCGTGCAGTTCTTCAACCTGTACCAATGATGATTCGCCTTCAACGCTCTTAGCCATGATGAGCTTGGCGTTAGGGTTGGCTGGTCGGTCAACGAGTGACACTTCAATAATCTGACCGTCAATGATGCGACCGTTAGCCGCCTTCTGGTCACGAACAACGCGTGGGGCTTTGATTCCTATTGAGAATCCCTTAAGAACGCCCGCCTCGACCTTTTTAACAGAAACAGGATCAACGACATGAGCAGTAATGTAGTGACCGTCAGTTTTCGCTTCATATTCTTTAGCCACTCCTGCCGCGATGTTTGAATGTTGTTCACGGATATTTCCACCAGACTTGAACCAAGCTGGCATTGCGCTATCTAGCCAAGTGGCATCGCAAATCTGATTGTCCATGTCAATAGAGTCGTCAGTTGCCTTGCCGTAAACCATAAGCGAGCCATCTTCTTGCTTGTCAGCCTTAACAATGGCGGCATACGAGGTTGCGAAGTCTTTATTCATTAGTTACCTGCTGTCCAGAGATAAGAGACGGATGTTGAAGCGCCAGAAGCAATCACAGAGATTGTTGTTCCGGCGGTAAATTCAATTGCCTGAGTTGTAGCAGCAGGGATAGGCAAGCCCTGTGTAGCACCGCTTGAAGTAACAGTTCCGTCACCGATATAAACGGTCTTTGAGGAATCGTTGTTGCGGATGTATAGAAGTGCGCGGCGAATACCTGTTGGCACGACAAACAAGCTAGTCGCGGTTGTGCCTACGGTTACTGTGCCGTGTTGAAGTGGTGCTGCCATTTTTTCTCCTTATAGGGTGCTGGTATCAACCATGTACGGCGCAAGCGCGCACATACAGTTGGGGTGTGCTGGTGGTTCTGTATCTCCCGAAGGAAAGACTTCATCTATGCCGATTGGTGAGGCATCTGCGTTCTCTTGGCAATCTTCGCATCCGATAGCTACTAGCCATTCGACTTGCTCAACGCCTGAAGTTTCGTACAAATCTCGGGAAGCTACGGATACTGCGCGAGACATTTCGGTCTGCGCAATAACAAGAGCTTGTTGCGGATCATTGATTACTTGGTCAACCATGACTGCAACATCTTTTGGCGTAATGCCTACGGCGAGCGCCTGACCAAGAACTGTGCCGATTCGATTCAACTTGGTATCGGTGATGCCGTCTAAAACGATATTTCGGCGGTCAAGAAGGTTTTGCAATCCGCCTTTAGGCTTTATAAGTGCAGACGCGGCTTGATTACCGGGTGTCCAAGTATCCCAGTTAACAACGCCAACGCTCGGTGCTTTTTCAATACCCCGAAGCATATATTGTCCTGAGACAGTTCCCAAAACCCAACCGTCTGCATAAAGAGGCTTCAACGCATCAAGCAGATACTTCTTGTCAGGTGTAATGCTCATGCGCGCCCAATC